CAATTATTGATAATATAGTACGTGACGTTAAAGATAAAGTAAACATACAAGAACAACAAATCCGTTCTTTGGAAAATCTAAAGTGGTGGATGCTAGGAGCATTCGCAATTATCACTTTCATTTTAAACTATGCTGACCTATCGGTTATTTTTCAAAAATAACCATTGACATCTCACCTATATTAGTATATAATAGCCTGAAAGATTAACAAAAATTGGATTTTATATTATGCTTGACTTTGTGGATATTCAGTACGCACAGCATTTAGCTGGTCGCCTGGACAGATACAAAATAACGAATCGTAACCCTTACAAGATTAACTTTCGTTGTCCCATTTGTGGTGACTCAAAGAAAAGTAAATCTAAAGCTCGGGGTTGGCTGCTTGAGAAAGAAAACAACTTTTACTTTTACTGTCATAACTGCGGTGAAAGTCATTCCTTTTCCAACTTTCTTAGAGCAGTCGACCCCATTTCCTACAATGATTATGTCGCAGAGAAATTTATCAACAATGCAAACAATGCTCCAAAAACAGAAACATCAACTCTAGATGATACTAAATTTGAGCAACCAAAATTCTCTCACAGTGATGTCTTAAAAAACTTAAAAAAAATCAGTCAGCTCCCACATAATCACCCAGTAAAGAAATATATAGATAAAAGGAGTATTCCTTCTAAGCATCATTACCGTCTTTATTTCGCACCAAGATTTAAAGAATGGATTAACGGAATCATTCCAAATAAGTTCGAGAACGTAAAGAAAGACGAGCCTCGCTTAGTTATTCCTTTTTTAGACAAAGACCGAAAATGTTTCGGAGTCTCAGCTCGAGGGTTTGACCCTGAGGGCCTTAGGTATATTACCATCATGTTTGATGAAGTACCTAAAATATTTGGACTCGACAAAGTAAACTTTAAAGAAAAGTATTACGTGGTCGAAGGTGCGTTGGATAGTATGTTTTTATCAAACGCTGTTGCGATGGCAGGAGCCGATGGCAATACGAATGCACTTGACCATGTAGGGAATGCCGTCTTTGTGTTTGACGCTGAACCTCGTAATCGCGAGATTCATAAGCGTATGGAAAAAATTATTGACATGGGTCATCAGATTGTAATATGGCCAAACGATATACCTGGGAAGGACATCAATGAAATGGTTCTTAGCGGTAATATAAAATGTGTAGAGAGTTTAATGAGAACAATTACTTATAAAGGTTTAGAGGCTAAATTGAAATTTCAACAATGGAAAAGGACATAGATAATGAAGGTTAATTTGATTAGTTATAGTCAATCCCCTGAGTACAACGAATCAGCTCAGGACTTAATTGCTTACTGCGCAAGAGTGAGTAATCCATCAAACCAAAATAATAAAGAGACATCGGAAAAACTTTTGAAGTACCTTGCTAAACATAAGCATTGGTCTCCATTTGAAATGGTGAGTGCTTGTTTAGAAATTGAAACGACACGAGATATTGCTCGACAATTATTGAGACATCGTTCTTTTTCTTTTCAGGAATTCAGTCAAAGATATGCCGACCCGGTTGATGATTTAGAATTTGTCGCAAGAGAAGCAAGATTACAAGATCCAAAGAATCGTCAAAATTCTATTGATATTGATAGAGATAACGAACAAGAAAGAAGAATCGCTGAAGATTGGCGAATGAAACAAATGGCGTTTATACGCCAAGCAAAAGAATTATATAAATGGGCAATTGATAAAGGAATTGCGAAAGAGCAAGCAAGAGCAGTTTTACCTGAAGGAAATACCGTCTCTCGTCTGTATGTAAACGGTACATTAAGAAGTTGGATTCATTACATCGAACTTCGCAGTGGTCATGGAACACAATTAGAACATATTGAACTTGCACGAGCTGTTGCTGAAGCCATCGCAGCTATCTTTCCTTTATCAGAACAATATGTACAAGAATAAGGAGAAGACATGCAGCACTTAGGTATTGAAATTGAAACAAAGAGAGATAAGGATCTTTCTGAACAATCATTTAAATTGTTAAAAGATTACTATTGTCGTGACGATGAAAGGTCACCTCAGATGGCATATGCTCGAGCAGCAGTTGCTTTTTGTAATGGTAATTTAAAACTTGCACAGAGAATTTATGATTACGTTTCAAAAGGCTGGTTTATGTATGCATCTCCTGTCTTATCAAATGCCCCAATTAAAGGAGAACCAATTAAAGCATTACCAATCAGCTGCTTTCTTACTTATGTTCCAGACACATTAGACGGTCTTATAGACCATACCGCAGAACTTAGGTGGCTATCTGTTAAAGGTGGTGGAGTAGGTGGTCATTGGTCTGATATTCGTGCTGTATCAAAGAAAGCTCCAGGACCTATGCCGTTCTTACATACTGTTGATGCTGATATGGTTGCTTACCGTCAAGGAAGAACAAGAAAAGGTTCTTATGCTGCATATATGGATGTTGACCATCCTGACATTGTAGAATTTATTAATATGCGTATTCCTACAGGTGATGTAAACCGTAAGAATTTAAATTTACACCACGCAGTGAATATTACAGACAAATTTATGGAAGCGGTTGAGTCAGGTTCTGATTGGAACTTATTAGACCCAAATGACAAATCAGTCCGTGATACAATGTCAGCTCGTAAACTATGGGAGTTGATTTTAGAAACACGTTATAGAACAGGTGAACCGTATCTTAACTTTATTGATACAGCAAACCGTGCTTTACCTGATGCACAAAAGGCAAAGGGTTTAACAATTAAGGGGTCTAACCTATGTAATGAAATTCATTTAGTGACCTCTGAAGATAGAACAGCAGTATGTTGTTTATCATCGGTTAACCTTGAAAAGTATGACGAATGGGTTGGCACTCCGATGGTCAAAGACTTAACTGTATTTTTAGATAACGTATTACAGTTCTTTATTGACCATGCAGGCGACGAAATTAGCAAAGCAAGATATTCAGCACAACAAGAAAGATCATTAGGTTTAGGTGCGATGGGTTTTCATTCGTATCTACAAAAGCATTCAGTACCATTTGACTGCGAACAGGCTGTTGGTATTAATGAAGCAATATTTAAACATATTAAAGATGAAGCATTAGCAGCTACTTTAGAAATGGGTAAGCGTCGAGGTGAAGCTCCTGATATGAAAGGAACAGGTCGTCGTAACGCTCATATGTTAGCTATTGCTCCAAACGCAAATAGTTCTATGATTGTAAATACAAGTCCAAGTATTGAACCTTGGAAAGCAAATGCATTTACTTCTAGAACAAGGGTGGGATCTCACCTAAATAAAAATCCATATCTCGAAGCAGAATTGGAAAAAATTGGAAAGAATACCGAAGAGGTATGGTCAACGATTATTACAAACGGTGGTTCAGTGCAACACCTAGATTTTTTACATGACCATGTGAAAGAGGTATTCCAAACAGCAATTGAAATTAATCAGTTAGCTCTTATACGATTAGCAGGAGAAAGACAAAAGTACCTATGTCAAGGTCAGTCGCTAAATATCTTCTTCCCTGCTGGAGCTGATAAAAGAACCTTACATCAAGTACATTACCAAGCTTGGAAACAAGGATGTAAAGGACTATATTATTTAAGAACAGAAACATCTAACCGCGCAGAGAATGTATCGCAAAAAATCGAACGTGAAAAGTTAGATGATATTATTAACCCAGACTCAATTAAGTTCAGCAACGGCTCGGAGGAACAACAAGATGAGTGCATCGCCTGCGAAGGATGATAGAAAAACAGGAAAGAAAATGGAAGTACTAATTTATACCAAATCAAATTGCCCTTTTTGTGAAAAGGCAAAAGCATGGTTTACACAACATGGATTTGGTTATACTCAAGTGTTATTAGATGATGAAGAACAAAGATTAGCTTTTTATCAAAAACATAGTAATGGTAAAGCCGTTAAATCTGTACCTCAGATTTGGATTAACGATGAACATATCGGTACCTATAATGATTTGATGGCAATCTCTGATAAACTTGTAAAGAAACAAGGTGGCTTATTGGAATTCTCTGAAACATATAAACCGTTTCATTATCCTTGGGCTGTTGAAATTACAACAAGACATGAAAAAGCTCATTGGATTGAAGATGAACTTGACTTGTCTGAAGATGTAGCTGATTGGAAAGGTGGTAAGATCACTCCGATTGAAAAAGAATATATTACAAACATCTTAAGATTGTTTACTCAGTCTGATGTTGCTGTAGGTCAAAACTATTATGACCAATTTATTCCAAAGTTTAAAAATAACGAAGTCCGTAATATGTTAGGTTCGTTTGCTGCTCGAGAAGGTATTCACCAAAGAGCGTATGCATTGTTAAACGAAACTTTAGGTTTACCTGATTCTGAATACCACGCATTCCTAGAGTATTCTGAAATGGCAGACAAGATTGATTATATGAGACAAGCAGATACAAACACTTTACGTGGTCTTGGTCTGTCTTTAGCAAAATCTGTATTTAACGAAGGTGTTGCTCTCTTTGCTTCTTTCGTTATGTTACTTAACTTTCAACGTTTCGGTAAAATGAAAGGTATGGGTAAAGTAGTTGAGTGGAGTATACGAGACGAGTCTATTCACGTTGAAGGTAATTCTAAATTATTCAAAGCATTTGTAAAAGAACATTCTCGTGTCGTGGACAACGATTTCAAACGCGAAATTTATGAAATGTCAAAAGATATTGTTGACCTTGAAGACAAGTTCATTGACCTTGCTTACGAGTTAGGTACTATTGAAGGTCTGGATAAATCCGAAGTAAAAGAATATATAAGATATATAACAGATAGAAGATTACTTCAGTTAGGCATGAAAACTAATTTCAAGGTAAAAGAAAATCCATTACCTTGGTTAGAATGGGTACTGAATGGTGCCGACCATACAAACTTCTTTGAAAACCGTGTGACGGAATATGAAGTTGCTGGTTTATCCGGAAAATGGGATGATGCCTACGCAGCTTAAGGCGTAGATATGATAAACAAACAAATCTTTCAAGATTTAATTGACTCACTTAAAGACGATGGTCGATATAGAGTCTTTAATGATATTGTAAGGGAGAGGGGAAACTTTCCTAAAGCAACATGGTATTCAAAGTATTCACCAAAGACAATTGTGAATTGGTGTTCTAACGATTACCTATGTCAAGGACAAAACAAGTATGTCATCGATGCGATGGCAACTGCACTTGAAAAAACAGGAAGTGGTAGTGGAGGTACACGTAATATTGGCGGTACCTCTCATTATCATGTCACGCTTGAAAGAACATTAGCAAAACTCCACAAAAAAGAAAAAGGTTTATTATTTACATCAGCATATGTTGCTAATGAGTGGACGTTAATTGCACTGAGCCGTATTATACCAAATATCTGTTTTATATCCGACAATAAAAATCATGCTTCTATGATTATGGGTATTAAACATTCAAGAGCTGATAAGATTATTTGGGAACACAATAACATGGACGAACTTGAGCTTGCCTTACAAACAGCTAAAATGAATAATCAAGTTCCATGTGTTGTATTTGAAAGCGTATATAGTATGGATGGAGATGTTGCACCAATCGAACAAATATGTGATCTTGCTGATGCTTATGGAGCAATGACATATATTGATGAAGTTCATGCAGTAGGACTTTATGGTGACACAGGAGCTGGGTACTGCGAAAAGTTAGGACTCTCTGATAGAGTAGATATTATAAATGGAACACTTGGAAAGGCGTTTGGTTGTCACGGTGGTTATATTGCTGGTGATAGTATTGTTCTCGATGCCATTCGCTCCGTAGCCTCAGGATTTATTTTTACAACTTCTTTAAGTCCTGTTATGTGCGCAGGAGCAATTGCTTCAATAAGATGGTTAAAAGAACACAACGAACTTAGAGAACAACATCAAGAACGAGCAGCAACATTAAAATCTTTGTTGATTGAAAATAATATTGAGATACATGATAAAGCGTGTACTCATATCTTACCTGTAATGGTACGAGATGCAAAGAAATGTAAAGTAATGTCAGATAGGTTATTAAATGAGTATGGAATTTATATTCAGCCAATTAATTATCCAACAGTCGATGTGGGTACAGAGCGGCTTAGAATTACACCAACACCATTACACACCAATGGTATGATGGACGATTTAGTAATTGCGTTGAAGGAGACGTTTAAAGAATACGAATGAAGGATACCGTAGCAAGAAGTATGACAAAGTTTTTTCGGTTCTTTGCCGATACATTCTTTGCTAAAAGATATGGACATAGAGCAGTAGTTCTAGAAACTATAGCAGGTGTCCCAGGTATGGTCGCAGGTATGTGGGTTCATTTGAGAAGTTTAAGACAAATGAAAACAGGATATGGACCAATGATTCGCGAATTGCTTGAAGAAGCTGAAAACGAAAGAATGCATTTAATGTTCTTTATTGAAATCGCGAAACCAAATTTATTTGAAAGGCTATTAATATTAGCAGCCCAAGGTATCTTTTGGAATTTTTATTTCCTAATGTATGTATTCTTTCCAAAGACCGCTCATCGTATGGTACATTACTTTGAGGAAGAAGCAGTTAAGAGTTATACGGAATATATAAAATTAATAGACAAAGGAATATTACCTAATCCGCCTGCACCGAGATTAGCAATAAATTATTATACAATGGACAATGACGCAACTTTAAGAGATATGATATTACATGTCCGTGCAGACGAACAAAAACACAGTGATGTGAATTGGAGGTACTCACAATGAAATGGTTAACACTATTTACATCATTATCACTCGCAGGAACAGCTGCGTATTTTAGTATTATAGGACTGATGACAATATTCAGTGGTGCTGCTTTATCAATTGCTTTCATGGCAAGTATATTAGAATTTGGTAAAGTTGTATCTGCAGCCTGGCTCCATTATGAATGGGACAGAATCAATAATTTGGTCCGAGCATATTTCACCACCGCTGTCGTGGTACTTATGTTAATTACAAGTATGGGAATATTTGGTTTCTTATCCAAAGCTCATATTGACAGCGCGGTGACTGGAGATACTTATTCACTCGAAGCAAGTATTGTTGATAAAAGATTAGACGGTAAACAATTACAATTAGACAATCTCACAGGAAGATTGGAAAACTTAGATTATGTTTTACAAACAAGTAAACCTGAAGATCGTAATTATGTCAACAGAGTTCAGACCACAGAGAGAAATGAAATCAATGAAGCAATTGATGTTTTAGTAGCAGAGATTGTAGAATTAAATGAACAGAAGATGCCTATTCAGCGATTACAATTAGAACAAGAAGCTGAACTAGGTCCTGTAAAATATATTGCTGATATGATATACGGTGAAGAAGCAGAGTCTATGTATGACAATGCTGTTCGTTGGGTTATCTTAACTATCATCTTTGTATTTGACCCTCTTGCGATTATGTTGTTGATTGTATCAACCGCAGCATTCAAAAGAGACCGTGAACGCCCTACGAAACCTCTTGTTGATGAAAAACAAATTATGAACATGGAAGTTGAAGAACAACGTAGTGGATTAACTACAACTATAAACAGAAGACCAATATGAACTTAAAAAAATTATTATGGATGGCGGCAGGATTTGTATTATTAGGAATTGCATACATAGGTGTTATAATGCCTGGTATACCTTTTAGTATTCCGGCTGTATTCTCCGCTTATTGTTTCGCAAGAAGCTCTGAGCGTATGCACAAGTGGTTATATGGCCACAAAATCTTTGGACCATTTTTAACAAACTGGGAAACAAAGAAAGTATTTCCTTTAAAGGCAAAATATGGAATGTTAGGATTTATGGCATTAGCTTTAATCTTAATGATTGTATTTACAGGAAATTGGAAAGCAGTCCTTTATTCTGGTTCCTTCATGGCATTTGGTGCCTGGTGGGGTTGGCAGTATCCTTCAAGCCCAGAAGAATATGACCAAAGAATAAAAGACGGTAAGAAAATTGGATTATTTAGATAAATAGATTTATGAGTAGAAAGAACGACGAGATGCCGTTCGATAAGGACGGAAAAATTGATTATCATAAATGGATGCAAATCAATGCTTTCATCAAAAAGCTACATGATATGCACTATTTGGAGCAAGAACGAATCAGAGAAGAAAAGCTTCAAGATTGGATTACTCGAAGAAATGATATGTTATTGGATTTGGACATGATTGATAAAGTAGTTGATATGATGGACGAATATCCTGAAGCCGAACTCCTACTCCATAAAATTAAAAGAAGATTAGATAATGACAAAAAGTACTGAAGAAAAGATTCTTCAAGCAGTGAACCTTTCTCCTGATGAATCCATCGTGGAGAAGTTAGTTGAAATCCATCCAATGAAACAAGTATTTTACGCAAGTATTATACAAGTATGTGTATTGGGTTTTATGTTAGGGTCAATGGCTCTAATTGATTTATTTGTATAAGGAGATATATTATGCCAAAGATTTACGAAAGTCCTGATAAAGGAAAGACAGTATACGAAAGGGAAATAGGCGCTCCATTTAATACACGTCGTCAAATTAAGCCAAGCGCCGTAGAGGATGCCGCAGATGCAATGGCAAGATCGGCCTATAACGATAGAGTACGTAGAGAAAGGAACTGAAACACCTTACGGTAAAGACTTGTTATTATTTTGTTCACTGGGACTCAATGTTGGGTTCTTAATTGGACTATTATATGTTTAGAGGAAATTATGAAAAGCGAATATGTAGTAATTGATACTGTCTCAATGTTCAGGCAGCGTTATGTTGTTCCAAAAAGCGAAATGCAAGAATGGAACGAAGAAGTAAAATTAACTGATAAGCTGGCAAAAGAATGGGCAGCTGATGCAGTGACAACCGAAGAAGTCAAAGAGTTCAGTCAAAAATGGTTAGGTGAAACAATCACTAACATAGATTTGGTTGATACTGAAAAGATTCTTTCTATCTTTGCCGAAGACAATCCTGAAATCATTAAGGAATGGAGTCAGGCAAAACAATTAGATTTCATTAACAAATGGAAAGACGAATCTCCTAAACCGTGATATACATATATGGTACAAGATCCTGTGCCTTTTGTGATAAAGCAAAGAAATATGCACAAAAATGGTATGGAGAGTATAAATTCCTTGACATTGGAATCGAAAAGTATTATAATATACTCAAAGAAAAGAATGTAAGCACTTACGTTCTCCCACAAATTTTTGAAGACAATGAGTACATAGGTACTTATTACGATTTTATTAAACTAAATCAATATAGGATGGAAAATTTATAAATGTTAGACGATAGGGTAAATCGAATTTATCAGCGTGAGCTTGCACGACAAAAAGGCACAGTTGAATTAATTGCTTCTGAAAACTTTGCTTCAAAAGCTGTTATGAAAATGTGCGGTTCTGAATTTACAAACAAATATGCAGAAGGCTATCCTGGTCATCGGTATTATAACGGATGTGATTTCATGGACGAGATTGAAGAGTTAGCAATCTCAAAGCTGATTGATATCTATGGATGTTTATTTGCGAATGTTCAACCACACAGTGGAGCAAATGCAAACCTTGCTGTCTTTAAAGCATTCCTGAAACCTGGTGATACAATTCTTGGAATGGATTTGGCAAGCGGTGGTCATTTAACTCATGGAGCTCCTGTCACTATTTCAGGTAAATGGTTTAATTCATATACCTATGGTGTTGATGAATGGGGTATGATTGATTACGATGAAGTTGAAAGGTTAGCACAAGAACATAAACCTAAAATGTTAATCGCAGGTGCCTCGGCATATCCTAGACAAATTGATTGGGCAAGAATGAAAGATATCGCAATTGATTGTGGTGCTTACTTATTAGTTGACATGGCTCACTATTCAGGTTTAGTCGCAGGCGGTGTATATGATAGTCCTGTACCTTATGCTGATATCGTTACTTCTACGACTCATAAAACACTTCGTGGTCCTCGTGGTGGAATTATATTATGGAATAACCCAGATTATTGTAAAAAGATTAATGGTGCAGTATTCCCAGGAACACAAGGTGGTCCGTTGATGAATATCATCGCGGCAAAAGCACAAGCATTTATTGAAGCAGACACAAAAGAATTTAAAGAATACGCTGCTCAAGTTGTTCGCAATGCAAGAGCATTCGCTGAAACATTAGATAAAGCAAAAACATTAGAAGTACTAACAGGCGGAACTGATTCACATATCATTCTTGTTAGTTTAGTTCAATCTGAACTGAGTGGAAGAGAAGCTGCCGATACATTAGAGATGCATGGAATTACCTGTAATAAAAATGGTATTCCAAATGATCCGAGAAACTTTAAAGAAACAAGTGGTATTCGATTGGGTACCGCAGCCGAAACAACAAGAGGCTATAAAGAACAAGATTTCGTTGAACTGGGGGAAAGAATTATTGACATCCTAGAGGATCCCACAAAATGGAAATGATAGCACTTAAACAGTTCTTTGAAGCTGGTATTGGACAATTAGGATTACTTGCTATATTCTTATGTCCTATGGTATTTGGTGGAATCACCACTTACTATTGTCTTAAAAGACAAGGACCGATAACCGAGCAGGTTTGGAAAGAATGGAGAGAAGATCCTAAGTTCCAAAAACAAAAAATAACAACAAGTATAAATTATAACGAATAGAGGTAAAGATGGCAAAAACGAGCAGTGCGTTCAAGTCAAGCCACAATGGTATCAAAAAAGGTACCTCAATTGGTCGACGACCAAGGTCAATGGCGACGATGAACAAATCAAAGAAAAGATCATATAAGAAGTATCGTGGACAAGGGAAATAAGACTTGCATTATATTAGGTAATGGAGAATCCCGTATGGGAATCAATTACCGAGAAGAATACCCAGATGCATTTGTGTATGGGTGTAATGGCGCATATAAAGAAAAGCCTGATGCGTTAGTTTGTGTTGATGTATATATGCAGCACTTAATTTACAAGTCAGGATATTGTAAAGAAAATCTTTGTTACTTTTCTGAATGGGAAACTCTTCCCGGTGACGAAGGTTATATGTTAGCAAAACAATTAGGCAAGCCTGTTATTTCAAATGATAGAGAAGATCGTCAAACTTGTGTTGTTTCAGGTACTGATGAATTTACTTATGTCACTTGGACAGACGATAAAGATATGGTTAGGACAATGCCTGAAATGTCAATTAGTTCTGGTTCAAGAGCACTGTTAAGAGCATGTGAATCTGGTTGGTTTGATACAATTATATTATTAGGCTTTGATGGTATGGGAGCCGAAAACATATATCAGAATCATGAAGGCTATGAAAGGTCAACTCCTAGACCTGAGTGGTCGAGAGAAAGAAATGAAATTATGTCAACTCATAAAGGAATCCTTTTTGTTCAAAAATGATTTATAATAGATTGGCATCTGCCGCTTATGGTGAAGGCAGAAAATATTTTAAATGGTGGGTAAATGTTTGGTGTAAAAGACCTCGTTAAAAGAACAATAATTTTATCACTTGTTATCCTTCCCTGGGAGATTGCTTTGGTGTATGCATTTTATGAATTTATATAAATAAACATATGCCTTATTCCAAAAAAGTTATCGAAAGATTTGAAGCAGTAACTAATAATCCACAAGCACATGGAGTCGGAAGGTTTGACCCTAACGATCCTAATGTTGCGACTGGGTTAACAGGTGCACCTGCTTGTGGCGATGTTATGAAATTGGATTTAAAATTGAATCCTGAGACTGAAGTCATCGAAGATGTAAAATTTAAAACTTATGGTTGTGGTTCTGCTATTGCTTCAAGCAGTATGTTTGTTGAAATGTTAATTGGTAAGACGATTGAAGAAGCAAAGAATATTAAAGATAAAGAAATAGCTGATGCTTTGGAATTACCTCCAATCAAAATACATTGTTCTGTATTGGCAGAAGATTCAATCAAAAGAGCAATACAAGATTGGGAAGAAAAGAAAGCAGGCAGAAATGAGTCATGGTTAGAAAAGATGACTAAAAAGGAAGATTAAAGATGTATGAGTATAAAGCAAAATTAATTAAAGTAGTAGACGGAGATACCGTAGATGTCGATATTGACTTGGGTTTTGGCGTTTGGCTTCGCAACGAGCGTGTTCGTATTATGGGAATTGATACACCAGAGTCCAGAACTAGGAATAAGATTGAAAAATTATTTGGCCTCGCAGCAAAGAAAAGATTAAAAGAATTATTAAAATCTGATGTGGTATTAAAAACATTTAAAGGACGAGGAGGAGAAGATGCTAAAGGTAAGTTTGGTCGTATCCTTGGTGACTTTAATGTATATTATCATGCTGATGATCGTGTCTGTCGAGTAACTGAAATCATGGTCAAAGAAGGTCATGCAGTTGAATACCACGGTGGAAGTAAGGACGATGTTGAAAAACAACATTTAGAGAATCGTAAAAGGATTCTTTCCGAAGGACTTATTAACGAAGATACATATAATAAGTATGTAGCTTCTGGTAAATATGAGTGACATACTGGCATTTTTCGGTAATCCTTTTATTTGTCATTCCTGTCGCAGCATGGTATGCAGCTGTATGGATGACTGACTATTTTGATGGTAAAAAATAATTTCATAAAAACTATTGACATTCATAATGAACTATAGTATAATATACGGTATATGAGATATAATAATAACTTTAATAATGGTCTATCGGTCGACTTAAGACCTAGGAAAAGACATCCTAAAGATAAAAGACCACCTACACCAATGCCATTTGATGTTGCATTAAGGAAATTCAGAAAGAATGTTGAAAAGGCAGGAGTTCTGAAGGAATTGAGAAAAAGAGAATTTTACGAAAAGCCTACCGCTAAAAGAAAGAGGAAAAAGGCTGAAGGTATTAAAAGACATCAGAAAAGAATCTCTATGGAAAATAGAGCATTCAATGCAAGAGGAAAAAGAAATTACAGATAAACTATTGACATTCTTATATCAATAGATTATAATTGTTTTGTTCAGTGGGAATAAACCATGACGGCGAGATCGTAAGATTTAGGACCCACGACGGCTACCGAGTCCGGGAGCAACTTTTGAACTACCAACGGACTTACCAAGTGACTATGGTTGCGAGGTAGGACAACTGAGTAGGAATCTAACGCCAAAGGACCAACCACTGAACGACCTTTTTGAATGGATTTTATATTATGGCATTAGTTCGTGGATTATCAACGCTTAACACTCGAAAGCGTAAAATAAAAATCACAAAAGCAAAACTTGCCCAATACGAAATTGATTGGCGTAAACATAATAAGTGGGCAAAGTCAAACGGTCTTCATGACCTTCGTTACGATACTGTAGAGGAATATATAGATTATTGCTTAGGTAAAACTAAGTTAAATCGTGACGATTTCAAAAATTATTCTCAACCAAAAACTTATCGTCGTGAAACTCCACATTATCCAAGTATGGAGATGTCGATGACAAGTGCAGGACAAGGTACAAAGAAAGAATCACAAAAGTACACAGGTACATTAGTTAAGGGTATTGCTACAATGCATAAGTCTAACGCTGTTCCTGTGATTGACCAAAAACAAGCTGAAGAAATATCAAGGATGGCAAGATGACATTATATTGTGACTTTACATTTTCAATCGACCAATACGGTCTCAAGTTAACTGATAAAGACAGGCCCTTAGAACCGTATTCACAAGTTAAAATTGACAGGACTCCACTACAAGTTGGAGATACATTCACATTAGAGTTGGACCCTGATGGTTGCATATTCTTTCGTAAGACAGGCAACGAATTTATGGACCACCAACAATTGGAGTTAAACTTTGGGTAAGAACGATATTACCGGAGATAACCTAACAAGCAAAGCGCCTAATAAGGCGTATGATGATGGTTGGGATCGTATCTTCGGAAAGAAAAAATCAAAAGAAGCTCATGCCGAAGAGTTCAATGGTGAAAGAGCTAATTGGTATGGATATGCTGATGTCGATGAAGATACAGAATTAAGTTCTGAATTTGCACACCCTGCATATACAAGATACCCTCACCTTAAAAATCAAAAGATGAAACAAAAGGCAATGACTGAATTAAATTATGACGGCAACGAAGATCGTGGTCGTTACGGAGAAGATGAATCGAATGACTGAACCTTGGAAAATTATACAACAATTAGAATCTGACAATAGTAAACTTTTTAAAGAAGATGTTATCAGAGCTAATGTTGATAATCCGGAGTTCGTAGCAGGTTTACAACTTGCTCTTGATAATATGGTGACCTTCGGTGTTGCTCAAGTTCCTGAAAAGAAAGATCCTACAGGAGAAGGTATTACTCCTGAAGATTTTGTTGCTGTTGCTTCTAAACTTGAGAACAGAACATTAACAGGAAATGCTGCTCGAGATGCAATCCTTGTATTAATGGCAAAAGCAACACAAGAACAATGGAACGATTGGTATCGTAGAATCTTAATTAAAGACTTTAGAGCAGGTTTCTCTGTAAGTACAGTCAATAAGGCAAAGCCAGGAACTATTCCTGTGTTCAAATGTATGCTTGCTCATAGTGGTGATAACAATCCTAAAAGGATTACAGGAGATGTTGTTGTTGAATATAAGTACGACGGTGTTAGGGCAATTGTAATTGTTAAGAATGGCAATGCTACTATTTACTCTCGTAATGGAAAACAATTAAATAACTTCCCACATATTGAAAAAGCATTCAGTAAGAAGATGTTTGATAATCTAGTTTTTGACGGTGAAGTTATGTCAGAAGATTTTCAATCATTAATGAAACAAGTACATAGGAAAGAAGGTGCTCAAACTGAAGATGCGTATTTTGCATTATTTGATTTCCTACCTCTTGACGAATTTATGACAGGAGGAAGTACCTTACCTCTCGATAAAAGAAAGTCCTTATTAAAAGGATTTTCAGAATCCGAGTATTTTGAAGATTGTATTCGTTTATTAAAATATTATACTTTGAACATCGAAGATGATGCTGATAAGTTTAAAGAAATTAATAATGAAGCAATTGAAAACGGTTATGAAGGTATTATGGTTAAACCTATAGGTGGAGCTTACGAATGTAAACGAAGCTATGGTTGGTTGAAAATGAAACCTTATATTGAAGTAACACTTAAAGTCACCGATGTTGAAGAAGGAACAGGAAAAAATGAAGGAAGCACAGGAGCACTTGTCTGTGAAGGTACCGATGAAGGTAAGTTTATCAAGGTTAATGTTGGCACAGGTCTCAGCGATGATATGCGGGATGATATTTGGAATAACCTTGACTCTGTGGTTGGTCAATTAGTTGAAGTAAGAGCTGATGCCATTACAATAAGTCAAGATTCCGAAGACGAATACAGTTTAAGATTTCCAAGATTTAAAACATTTAGGGGTTTCACTCCGGGAGAAAAACTATGACGCAATATGATGACGTGGTCGAAAAACAAAAAACTTTGTTAGAAGCTGAAGATTGGGCAATGCAAGTCAAGTCTTTACATGTACATTCTTTTGATTCTATGTGGTATGACGACCATCCTGAAGATACAGAGAATGGAAAAATGGTTACTGACGTAGAATATAATTGTGGTTTAATTAAAAGGACACAAGACGGAAAACTTCTTCGTACTTTTGGCAAAGAGCTAAAAGGACAAGCGTTATATGACCATTACTGCCGAAGTACATGAGAACCTCTTTAATTATATTTTTGATAGGATTGACTTTTGTCTCTCCTCTTTTTGTAATAAACGCACAACCTCAGGCAGAACCAATTCAGCTTGAGGTTGATTACGTTTTAACTCGTGCTGAACATTGTATGGCACTTAATGTATATCATGAAGCAAGATCCGATAACCTAGCAGGCAAGTTTGCTGTTGCTGATGTTGTCTTAAATCGTGTATATGACACTAGATACCCTTCTACTGTATGTGATGTTATATATCAGGGTAAACACAAACCTTCTTGGAAGGACCCTAATGTGCTTGTACCTATTAGAAACCAATGTCAGTTTAGTTGGTATTGTGATGGAAAATCAGATGATCCTTATGATTCCGATTCGTGGAGAGAAGCTGTTTTAATATCAGTTCAGATAATAAACGATGGAAGGTATCGCGGTTTAACTGAAGGAGCAACACATTATCACGCTGATTGGATTGAACCATATTGGGCTCCAACATTACAACAAGTTGGTACTATAGGCAGTCATGTTTTCTATAGAGCTGAAATGAATAAATAACTCTATAATTAAATTATGGAGTACATTATGAAATTCGCAGGAGTGGACTATAGTTTATCAAGTCCTGCTATTTGTGTTCATGTTGGTGATGAATGGAAATATGAAAATTGCACGTTTTATTATTACGTAAAACAAAAGAAGTTGCTACAAGGTGAAAAAGGTCAATACGTAGCAACAATGTATCCTGACAATTGGACAAGCGACCAGGAACGATATGATATGTTAGGTTCTTGGTCTTTAGAGAAAGTACTTGATGCTGACTTTGTTGGAATTGAAGGATACGCATTTGGTGCAGTAGGACGAGTATTTCAAATCGCAGAAAATGCAGGTTTATTTAAACACAAGCTTTATGAACAAGAAAGAAAGTTTGGAGTATTTGCACCAACAGTGATTAAGAAGTTCGCAAGTGGTAAAGGAAACGCAAATAAAGAAAGAATGATTGAAGCGTTTGAGGAAGAAGTTTCTATTGACATTCGCGAAAAATGTGGTATAATAAACAAATCATGGAATCCAATTACTGATATCGTAGATGCCTATTATATTTGTAAGTATGGATTCTATCAAGAAAACGGTATAACAGATGATAGTAATATTTAACGGACCCCCGGCTTCTGGGAAAGATGAAGCAGCAAGCCTCTATAAAGAAATGTTTGGTTTTGGAAACCTGTCTTTCAAATATCAACTATTTAAAGAAACAGTAAAACACTTTAATGTTGATGAAAGATGGTTTATGCAAGGTTATGAAAACAGAGAAAGTAAAGAAAAGAAAGAAGTTGCTTTAAATATGATGTCTCGTAGAGAGGCAATGATTCATGTATCCGAAGACATTATTAAACCAAAGGAAGGATTGGATTATTTCGGTAAGTTAGTTGCCGAAGAAGTTGAAGAAGGTAAACATTACGCAATCGCTGATGGCGGTTTTGTTGAAGAACTTGAACCTTTGATTGAAAAAGTCGGAGCAGAGAACATTATTATTGTTCAACTTACAAGAGAAGGATTTGATTATTCTACAGATAGTCGTAGATATTTCAATGGTAATTTAGTTAAAGAATATTGTATCAATTTTGAGACCAAGATTGATAAAGCATATGTACTTAATGAAGAAATGGATATAAGAACTTATAGAGTACATAACAATGGCGCAGTAAGGAATTTCCACGCAACCCTTATTGAGATTTACAATGAACTTAATGAAGAGTTTAAACTTGATAGCACTGACGGACAAATTACAGAATCTACCGATACCGAACATAATCAATCTTAAAGAGTGTACTGACCGAGCAAGCTGGACAACATCAGAATTTGAAAGGCACGGTGTTAACAATATAAAGATTCATCGGTACGATCGTTATGAAGAAGGAAAAAGTATTTCTTTCGTAGGTGACCAAACAGCAATTGAGCAAACAACAAAAGGTGTCACATCGTCCCATCTTCTTACAATTAAATGGTGGTATGAAAATACGGACGAAGAATATGGTTTGTTCTTTGAAGACGATTTAGATTACGAGACAGTTCAATATTGGAACTTCACATTAGAAGATTATATTGAAAGATGTAATCAATGGGATTGGGGAGCATTACATATGTGTAATGTTTTTGAATATCCTTATGATTTTCAAAACGAATACATTCCGATGGTTCCTAGAAAAAGAGAACTCTGGGACCACGGTTTACAAGCATACGCAATAAAAAGAGAGTATGCAAAAAAATTAATAGAATATTATTTTGGAGAAGATCCAAGTAAAATTAATTATCGTATGCCATTAGGCAGTCCGATAACAACAGAAAATAATATATTACACGGATTTGGATTAGTAATTACTTTTCCGTTATTCAATCACAATGTGACTGACTTCCGTTCAAAGAATATATATTATTATAACGAACAAGCAAGTTCAGCTTTCTATTCTTACGAGTTCCTTGATGGATGGTGGGAAAAGAAAGGTCAGTGGTTATCACTTGATGGTATATTTGACAATGAACGAGAATCACATAAAATTTATGGAGAATTATAATGAGTTGTGTTTATAAAGGCGAAATCATTAATTCAGAACAATCTGCCAACGCAAATGGTGGAACTGAAATGATGAGACAACGTTTGATAGATAATATTGATAAAGAAGTATTAGAAAAAGTAGCAGTACATTTATCAAGACCTAGAGAATTATACGATGATGTCCCAAATGTACTTTGGTGTCATGACCTAGCAGAAGATCCTGAGAATCAAATCTTAAAAGATGGCGGATGGCAAAAGTTTAATCATTTTGTCTTTGTGTCAGCTTGGCAGCGTGACCAATACGTTGTAAGATTTGGTATACCATATAGTATGTGTTCAGTTATTCACAATGCGGTTGAAAAGAAATACGACCCTAAAGAAAAAGATATGGAAACAATTCGTTTCGTCTATCATACAACTCCACATCGTGGATTAGAATTGCTTGTACCTATTTTTGAATCCCTTACTAAAGAATTTGATAATATTCATCTTGATGTATTTTCAGGTTTTGAGATTTATGGTTGGGAACAACGCAACGAAGCTTATAAAGAATTATTTAAAAGAATTGAAGACCATGAACAAATGACTTATCATGGAGTTAAGTCAAACGACGAAGTTTTAGAAGCATTAGATAAATCTCATATTTTCTTATATCCTAATATATGGAAAGAAACATCTTGTATTGCTTTGCTTGAAGCAATTAAGTCGCAAATGATTTGTATTCATCCAAATTATGGAGCACTACCTGAGACAGGAGCAAATGCAACAATTATGTATGATTGGAATGAAGATATGAATCATCATGCAAATTATGCTTTTGCTGTGACAAGACAAATACTAACGCAAATGAAAAATGATCCTAACTATTTCCACGGATTTACTTTTTCTGACCGTTTTAACTTGGCAAGAAATTCAATTGCCTCATTTGCCACTATGTGGTCAACCTTATTAAGGAACTTAGGAGATGCCTACCAAAAACAAGGATAACTTAATACAGTTTCCTTCTATACATTCAAATCCCCCAATTGACCAAGTGTCAGTTCAACAAAGGATTAAAGAATATAAAGAATCTTATTCAACAGAGCTTGCTGAAATTATTTGGGAAAATGTATTAGGTGAAATGGCAAGGGCAGGTTGCGATTTTGATTCTGACATGGAAAAATACTTTCCATCGATGATTTTAATATTTGAAGCAATCCGTTCTTTACATCTACAAACGATGGGAGAAGAACATCAATTACAACCTTTTGCTGAACATAACGTTCTCATATTAGATTCTGACCCGGACCGTATGTCTGGAGGACTGAAAAAGAATTTGGAAGAAACTATTGACATTGACTCTGATTTAGATTAAAATGGTACATTGAAACAGTAAATTTGGATAAATTATGATATTAGTTGACTATAACCAAGTAATGCTTGCGAGTCTTTTCGCAGGTATTGGAAACCATACAAATGTCGAGCTTGATGAAAATCTTCTCCGACATATGTTTTTAAATTCTATCAGGTTCAATCGTAAAAAGTTCTCTGGTGAATATGGAGAAATTGTTCTCTGTTGTGATAATACGAATGTTTGGAGAAAAGATTACTTTCCATATTATAAAGCAAATCGTAAAAAGAATCGCGATGAATCAGAACTCGATTGGAATGCACTCTTTGATGTAATTCATGAAATCCGTAGAGAGATTGAAGAATTCTTTCCATATAAAGTATTATACATTGACCGTTGTGAAGCAGATGATATTATTGCTACATTGGTCGAGGAACACGGTACTGAACTTAACACAGGCGCTGAAAAGATATTAATCCTTTCAGGAGATAAAGATTTCATTCAATTACATAAGTATGCGAATGTTGACCAATACAACCCTGTGTTGAAGAAATGGATAAGACATGCAGATCCTAATAAATATTTACAGGAACATGTATTAAAAGGTGATGTTGGTGACGGCATTCCAAATATTCTTTCTGCTGACAATTGTTTAGCAATCGGTGAAAGACAAAAGCCGATGACAAAGAAAAGGATTGAAACGTTCACAAGTACACCTGACCAAATGGATGAAGAAACTAAGTTAAGGTTCAATCGTAATAAGCAAATGATTGACTTATCTCAGATTCCTCAGCAGTATAAAGATATTATACTGAATGAATATAATAACCAAGAAGAAGTTGGACGATCTCATTTGTTTAACTACTTCGTAAAGAAAAAGTTGAAAAACTTGATTGGAGACTTACAGGATTTTTAATTATGATTAGAGATGCAGTATGCGACGTCATTGACGGAGCAGTAAAACAAAAAAGTGTAAAAGACAAAGTTGCCTTTTTACAAAAATATGCCTCAGTGCCATTGAAAGGAGTTCTTCGTTTGATTTATGATGAAGATATTGAATTCATGGTACCTGACAGTAAACCCCCATATAAAGAAAATAATTTAATTGACCTTGATACTATGTTGTATCGAGAAGCAAGACGTTTAAGAATTTTCTTTAAAGGTGGTGGTTATGACAACCTCAACCAAATGAGACGTGAAGCGTTGTTCATTCAACTGCTTGAAGACCTATACCCAGGAGATGCAAAATTGTTATCAGAGAATATGATTTCTCATACTCCAGTTAAAGGACTTACAAGAAAGACGGTTGAAACAGCATTTCCCGGACTCTTCGAAACAGCCCTCCCGGAACTCGGATTTAAGTAAAAGGAAATTAACATGGCTAGGCGCGAAAAGCAAAGCGCTAATAATTCCGATTGGAATGAATACAGAAAAGTTGATAGTAAACGCAACAAAAATAAGCAAAAAACGAGAAATACTCGAAAACAAAAGTTGACGGAAAAACGAAATTTTCTTTCATAAAACTATTGACATTCAGTCGTTTCTTTGTTATAATATAATCTGAAATGGAAAAAGAAATGACAAAAATGAACTATCGAGCTGAAAAATTAATACTTGTTGACTGTGATGGTGTTCTCCTTGATTGGAAATACGCCTTCTACGGTTGGATGGCCGAAAAAGGTTATATTATGAAAGTTCATGGAGCCTACGAGGTTGCTGAAACTTTCGGTATTACAAAGGCCGAAGCAAAGTCGTTAATCAGACAGTTCAACGAATCTGCAAGAATTGGGTTTCTACCCGGTCTAAGAGATGCAATCAAATATGTTAAAAAATTACATGACGAAGGTTATGTGTTTCATTGTATTACTAGTCTCAGTACTGATTACTATGCCGGTAAGCTGAGAGAACACAATCTTGAAACTCTGTTCGGAAAAGGAGTTTTTGAGAAAGTCGTCTGCCTTGACTGCGGAGCTGATAAGGATGATGGATTGGCTCCTTACAAAGATAGTGGTTGTATTTGGGTTGAAGATAAACCTGAAAATGCAGAGTGTGGCTTGAATCTAGGTCTGAGACCTTATTTAATCGCTCACGATTTCAACGATGATTACAACCATCCTGACATACCAAAAGTTAGGCTTTGGAAGGAAATCTACGAAGAAATTGTATAAATACAATTATGCAAGTTTGGATTGGATATTAAATGCCTACATATACGTTTGAAGATACAAAAACAGGCGAGCAATTCGAGAAGTTTCTCAAGCTCTCTGCTCGCGAAGATTATCTAAAAGAAAATCCCCATTTAAAACAAATAATTTCTAGTGCGTCAACTTTGATTGATAGCGCACGCTTGGGCCGTATGAAACCGGACCAAGGTTTTCGTGATTTGCTTACATCTATGAAAAAAAATAAATCATACACAGGAAACAAAATCAACGACTGGAAATAATATACATTATCTCCATAGTTGATGCAAAAGGAGATTATATATGTCAAGACAGCGTCGTTTATCACCGAAAGAGAAAAGGTTATTGAAGAGGAAACAAAAAGGGACTTTAGATACAAAATTCTCAATGAGAAATATTTCCCCAATGACAACGACTCAAGAGGATATGTTCGACAGCTATCGTGCTGGATATAATATTGCTGCTATCGGAACGGCAGGCACAGGAAAAACAATGTGTGGATTATATCTTGGTTTGAGTGACATTTTAAATGATGATAATTATGACCAAGTTATAATTGTCCGTTCAGCAGTTCAGACAAGGGAACAAGGTTTTATGCCAGGTACCCAGGCTCAAAAAGAAGCCGTCTATTCAGTACCTTATGCTGATATTGTAAACAACTTATTTGGCCGAGGAGACGCATGGGAGATTTTAAAACAAAAACACTCAGTCAAATTTATGACATCATCGTTCGTTCGTGGACTTACATTTGATAATTCAATTATCATTGTTGATGAATGTCAGAGTATGACCTATCATGAACTTGATAGTATCATAACAAGAGTTGGTGAAACATCAAGAATCATATTCTGTGGTGACACAGCGCAAGATGACCTTGCCACTTCAAGAAATAGGAATGATACATCCGGTCTTGGAGATTTTATTAATGTATTAAAAAGGATGGACCATTCCTTCAAAGTAGTTCAATTTGGAATTGAAGATATTGTAAGAAGTGGTTTAGTTAAAGAATATATTATCGCAAAGGAGAGACAAACATATAGGCCTTCATTAGCAATGACTGCCTAACAAACACGGGGACCTTCGGGTCCCCACATTCTCAGGATTTATTATGAAATTATTTGAACACAATGCGGACGCACCTGTCCTAGAAAAATTAACAAGAGCAAACATAGACGGAAAACGTATTTACCAAACTCCATCAGGAGAAGGATATCCTTCAGTCACAACTGTATTAGGTATCTTAGGTAAAGAAGATTTAGCAAAATGGAGAAAGCGAGTTGGCGAAGAAGAAGCAAATCGTATCTCTACTCAAGCCGCAAGACGTGGTACCGCAGTACACAAGCTATGTGAAGATTATTTAGATAATGATCCTAACTATTCTAAAAAGCATATGCCTGCGAATATTCAGATGTTCAATACAATGAAACCAATTCTTGACGAAAGAATAAATAATATTTGGTACCAAGAGTGTTTCTTGTATTCTAACGAATTACAAACTGCAGGCCAAGTTGACTGTATTGCTGAATGGGATGGTGAACTTGCTGTTGTTGATTTTAAGACATCAAGGAAACTCAAGAAAGAAGAATGGATTTTAAATTATTATATGCAGGTTTCTTTTTATGCCAAAGCATTTGAAGAAATGACTGGTACTCCTGTAAAGAAAGGTGTTGTCTTTATTGGAGTTGATAACGAAGACCCACAAGTGTTTGAGTTTGATACATCTGATTATCTTGACCACTTTAAAGCTGTAAGGGAAACGTATAAAGAATTATATGAAAAAGAAAAGGTACATAATCTCTGATGACAATATGGGAGTATTCCTAGGAACGTATAATGGGTACGATCTTGGAATGGAAGATGACCACAGAATTTATGCATGTTTTGCCGCGAACAATCCTTTCGGTCTAACTACTGCTTGTTCGTTTAAAACTGAAAGAGCAGCTTATCATTATATACAAGATATGTTTCCTCCAAAGAAACAAAGAAATTTAAAAACATATGAGGTTCAAACTGACAGTGAATTTCCTACTGTCGTAGACATGATTAAGTCAGGTCTTGGTGAAGAAACCTTTGATATGATAGACGGTTTAGTTGCCGAAGGAAGCCAAGTTATTCATTAATAATAAATAACTATTGACATCATAAAGAAAATAGATTAAAATAGCTCCATTATGTTGATATCAGAAAAGAGATTAGTTCAAGAAGCGTTAATGCTGTGTATCAAAGCACACAATGGTCAAAGACGGAAATACACCGGAGAACCATATTCAATTCATCCTATAGGTGTTTCAAAAATAGTTGAAACTGTAGAGCATACTCCTGAGATGATTGCTGCAGCTTTGTTGCACGACGTAGTCGAAGATACTGATGTCACATTTAGAGAAATCAAAGATAGCTTTGGTTCAGTCGTTGCAGAGTATGTTCATTACTGCACAAACGTTTCAGAAAAAGATGACGGCAATCGTCAATTTCGTAAAAAGATGGATGCCGACCATTTTGCATTAGGACCTGCAGAAAGTCAAACAATAAAGGTTGCCGACTTAATTCATAATAGTCAAACCATTATTCCGCATGACCAAAAATTCTTCCATAAAGCTTACAAATACGAAAAGCAATATATGATGGATGTTTTGACAAAAGCAGACCCTATCTTAAAAGGTCAAGCTCAAACAATGCTTGACGAATCATGGGATCCAGTTAAGTAAACTGGGTCCTATTTTTTTCTTAAAATTTTCTCATAAAAACTATTGACATTCTCCATGAGATAGAGTATAATAGTATCTGTAAATTGGAAATGGAGTTAAATTATGAGTGATTTATCATACTGGGGTGGAAACGGACCTCATCAAGATTTGGCAGATAAAATGGGAAATATGATCCCAGTATCTGGTCCTTGTTATAATGTTCCTGGAGACGATTCTTCAGGTATCAATCAACCGCTTGACCGTTATCGTCAAGTTGTCAACGCATACTACGATATTTTTAACAACGGTGGATGTAATTCTGTCAGCCGTAAGGTTGCTAAATTCTTCCCTGGTGTTATGCAACATCTTCGTGGTAGCAATTACCGTAGCCCAAATTGGGACTTAATCCATGACATTGTAGATGCCCAAATGGACAAGCATGTCAAAATTGCTGCGAAAAAAATGAATTTATTTTCATAAAAACTATTGACATTCGTTATGAGATAGAGTATAATGGTTGTATAAATTATGGAAAAGGTGGAAAATATGAAAAATTACATTGTGAAACAGGTAGTGATTCCTAAAGAAGAAAGGGAATATCCTAACCTGTATAATTGGGATGGCGCTGTCGCAAAGTCAGGAGCCTGGAAAGCAAGAATGGATTGTATGCATTTTAGTCAAGATGATACTTTCGACATTGAGAACTTTAAGTTCTTTAAAGATTGCTTTGAAGTTCAAGCGCAAAGCTTGGATCACGTTTTTAAAATCACTAACCTATGGGACGAACCTGATGCAGTGTTCACCATTCATCAAGGTCACAGTACTTCAGTCGGTGATATCATCGTAGAGAAGGACACAGGAGACCATTACATGGTTTGTGATTTCGGTTTCAAGAAGTTAGGTATCACAGGAGTTCTTGCTGATGTCGCTTAATGAATATTTTGAATTTTTGGATGCTCTGAGGGAGTCAGGAACTATTAATATGTTCGGTGCTCCTAAGGTGCTTCAAGATGAGTTTGGTTTGAGCAAAGGAGAATCTTTTGAAATCTTCAAAGCTTGGACTGAGAAATTTAATCAATAATTGTGGAAAAGGAGATAAATTATGGCACATGAATTGGAAATGGTAAACGGTGTAGCCTCAATGGCATATCGTGAAAGTAAAGGTGTACCTTGGCATGGTCTTGGTGTACCGGTATCGGATGATATGACTCCGATAGAAATGATGAAAGCTGCTAATCTTGATTGGACAGTTTCTAAGCAGAAGTCCTTTATTGAACTCAATGGTGAAAAGATTGAGACAGGTCAAGAGGCTTTGGTAAGAGACACTGACGGCAAGATCTTGACAAATGTTTCTGGTAATTGGAAACCTTGTCAAAACCTAGAAGCTTTTGAGTTCTTTACTGACTTTGTATCAAATGGTGATATGGTCATGGACACAGCAGGTAGTATTAAAGACGGTCAAATGGTCTTTGCTGCAGCTGATGTGAAAGACGGTTTCACTCTGTTTGGTGGAGACGAAGTAAAAGGATATCTTTTGTTTAGTAATCCTCACGTCTATGGAAAATCTATTGATGTCAAGTTTGTTATGACAAGGGTAGTTTGTAATAATACTCTGTCTATGGCTTTGACTGAAAGAGGTCAACCTGCAGTAAGGTTATCGCATAGAAATGAGTTCGACCCTGAGCTTGTTAAGCAACTATTAGGTATTTCACATACAAGAATTGAACAGTTTAAAGAAGCTGCTGAATTCCTTGGTTCTAAGAGATACTCTGATGAAGCTTTCCAAAGGTTCCTCGGACAAGTATTTGGTACTTCAAATCAGAAGGACAAGGAATTGTCAAGAACTGCTGAAAGAGCTTTGGAAATAGTTGATACTCAACCAGGAGCTAACTATGCACCAGGAACATGGTGGAATGCTTACAACGCAGTCACATATATGACTGACCATGAAATGGGTAGGACTGCAGATACAAGAGCTGCGGCTGCTTGGTTTGGACATAACGCGAAAAGAAAGCTTGATGCTCTCAACGTCGCGGTTGAAATGGCGGAGGCTGCGTAAGCGGCTTCCATTTTCATGGAATTTAATCTTATACAACTATTGACATCATAATGAAACTATGGTATAATAGTTGTATAAATTAAATTGGAAAAGGATATATTATGGTAAAATTTGATAAGAAAGGTAAAGTAAGAACTTCTGCTTATGTCGGAACATTCAGTACTCAATGTGCAGGTGATATGCTTGAGGTTGAGGCAATTAAGGATGTTGTGAAAAACTTAAACCAAGAGCTGAAGTATTACAAGGCAAAGGACCAAAGAGGTAGAGATATCAGGTTCAGAACCACTCTAAAGGCAAGAAAGCCTATTAATAAAATTACTAATCCAAGGACTGGAAGAAAGAGAGGTTATTCTACTTTCGGTGATGTGATTGGTGGAATGGAAAATGCAGGAGCGGTTGATGTCTATATTCATAGGTATCTGACTGACGCTATGTGGAAACAAGGATTTAACTATGAAAGTTAAAATTGAGTTGGAGCTTGATACTGATAGAGATGCTCATGAAATTGAGCAACTTATCGAGCTTGCGCAAAAGATTAAAGAAAAGGCTGACGAAGTCAACGAAAGTAATTAATTTATTTTCATAAAAACTATTGACATTCGTTATGAGATAGAGTATAATTGTTCTATCAATTGGAAAAGGAAGGTAAATATGAAAATCGTTATTCAAACTCAATATTGTGAAAACTATGCTTGGAACGAGGACGGCTCGTTAGGTACAGGCGCTGATGCGTACTGGAAGTTCAAGGGTGGTGATACATACATTGTTGAGGATGTGACCGCTGAGCAAGCGCAATCTTCATCTTTCTGGGATGAGCTTGAGACTCTTGTCACTTATTATAACGATGCTTCAAAAGAGTACGTTCTTGACATGACAGTCATCGATGATGCTGACTTCAAACTCGAGGACCACATTCAAGAGTGGGAAACTCCTACTTATATCATTCAAGCCGAATATGGATTCATAGCTCAAAAGAGAACTATGAATGGTGAGTTCGGTTATATGAGGCCTGAGATTAAGTCTAAATTTGAAACTTGGACTATGCTTCCAAGACAGGAGAGGAAATTCTATTCTTCTTCCTTCACTATGGATAATGATCTTATCCTATCTTCCACTGAACTTGAAACTTATTTGAAGGAGGCAGCGTAATGTCTAGGAATACTATCTACGATACAATTTCAGTACTTATTATTATTACCTTAATTGGAGGTCTTGCATTGGCAATGATTTTCAATATCACAGGTATGCCTGATGTTCATATGAGCTATTCAACAGGAGAGTGTGTTAAAGTAATTAACTACGACGAACGTTTTAATTACACTTGTGAAAATTTACCAGAGAAATATAATCATATCTGGGTGGAGTAAATTATGTTAAATGCAATATTAGAATTTATTTTTGTATCAGCTGTTATGGTTGGTTCAATGTTCTTTTGCTATATGTCCTTTCATGTAGTTGAAGAACAAAAACAAAAGAAGTGGATTCCTCTTCCTTGGGAGAAGGGTGGATTCTTAAATAAAACTTATCACAAAGTATTTGATAAGTCTGATGTAAAATATAGAGACGGGGATAATACATGAAAAAAGGCTTGATTGATACAGTAGGTGAAGGATTTAAACATTCTTACGATGTAGTGTCAAATCTTACAGATTGGAAATATGTCGGTAAGATTACTTTAGCCTTTATCCCAATCGTTGTTTTTACAGCCTGGTATTGGGTGATTAAAGGTCTTTGGCTTGGAACCGATTATATCAACAAGAAAGGCGATAAATTTCTAGAAGGCTTTTTAAAATGATTGAGATTTTGAAAGAAGTCACTGATTGGAATGATATGAAAATCAATAATGGTTTCTATCATGTAAATCAAGCTGGGCATTTAATTGCTCATCAAGCTGCAGGTGGTAAACTTAAAGTATTTAAAAATCCACTTAAACAGTTTTCAAAGTCAAGACGTAAGTTTGTAAAGGTTGGAGATTATCAAGAAAAGAATAATCTCGGAGGTATTCCTGTTCCAGGAAGTAATGGGAATACTTATTATATTATCGACGGAAAATGTAACTGTAAAGGATTTCAGTTCCGTGGTGATTGTAAACATGTAAGGAGTGTAGCATGAATATGTTGAAGAAAGTAATTTTATTTGTCGTGGATAGTTGGAGACTTGTAATGAATGCCAAGTATAATCCTTTGAGGTTTATTCCGGATCCAAGCTTACAAACCTACTTTATGTTGGTATTGTTTACTATGTGGTCGGTGTACTTTGGATTTGTTGCATCTTACTATATGGGATGGTTAGGTTATTCTACTGTCACAAGTATCATTGTTCATATTGGTGTTCTATTACCTATTGCATTTACGAATGCAGTATTTTTAGATGCTGAACGTGATGGTTCTAAATGGTTGAAAGATTGGAGAGAGAAATGATTGAACAGGCTACAAGAGAAGATGTAATTCGTAAATACTTTAACGCATTCAGTAATAAAGATATTGATACCTTAGAGAATATGTTTGATAAGGATGTCACTCTAACTGATTGGGAAATCTCTGCAGAAGGTTTATTGCCTGTCTGTCGAGCAAACGAAGAAATCTTTAGAAATGTTTTGAGGATTACCGCGATTCCTGAAGAGATACTTATTGACGGAAATAATGTTTGTGCATTGTTAACCATTGAAGTAATCACCGAAGGTACTGACCCAACAAATGATTTCGCAGAGAACCATGAGTCACTTAAAGTTGTTGATTTAATAACGCTGACCAACGACCTTAAGATTAAATCAATCGCAGCGTTTAAGCAATAATTATGGACGAACGAATCTTAAAAGAAATTCAACTCTCTCGTCAATTAGCAAGAGAGATTCAATGGGTTATAGATTCCGGAGGTGTTATGCCTGTTCAGATAAGAACTCAATATGATAAGCTCAAAGAGTTCTATGACCAGTGCATCGCTGACGGTGATATGTCTTAATGTAACATTTCTGTAAAATATTACAATTATTTCATATTTTTATAATACATTATCAATTCTGGTTATATATACAATTGTAAGCGATTTGTATAATGAATCGTTTATATATAGACAAGGATAATGATGAACAAAAAAATTATGATAGCAATGATTGCTTGCTTAATCGCAATCCCAGCTTACGCTGACTGGAGGATGGACCGATTTGATTTAAATGAAGACAACCTAATCAGTGTAGAAGAGCTAAAAGCAAATGGCTGCACAGTAAAGAAATCTTTATTTAATGCTGCCGATAAAAACAAAGACTCCTTCTTAGATAAAAAAGAAATCCGAAAGGCTTCCGAGTATATTATTAGAAGAAATTGTCCAAAAGGAGAATAATGAAAGAAGAAATACAAGAACGATTTGAACTCTTTGTTCTCGTTAGTATTTTTTGCATTTCATTATTAGGAGTCAACCCAAATGTTTAAATCTCTAAGAGCATTCTTCAAAAGAGGATGGACACGCACGTTCTTTAAATATTGGGTTCAACCTTGGCATCCGGGTAGATAATGGAATTATTAATTTTAATTCCGTTTGGGTTATGGATGGCATACCTGCATCTCAGACACAACCCAATGTTTGAGATTAGGCAAGCTTTGGCGCTCGAAGCTCGACGTAAAACAAACTCAAAATAAGGAACCTAAAAATGAAAACCATGAAACGATGGTTGGATTTGAATGGTGAGGTTTGTGTCGAGTGTATGTTAGTAACACTTATGATGGGTGTTATGGCATACTGCATAATCAGCATCGTTTAAACAACCAACCAAGGGCTACAGAAATGTGGCCCTTACCTTTTATTGCATCGCTTTTCTGCTTTACTAATCAATCTAAAATTATTTGCCACAACAACTCCAGTTGAAACGCCTGCACCTAATTTCCAACCATACCAAAAATTTTCGTCAGCATCAACAATAAATTTTAGTCCACCAATAATACCTAACTTTAAACCAATCATTTCATGTACTTCTGGAACTTCAGGTAATAAAGGATTCGCTTCAGTTAAACAAGCATACTTCATACCTTTATGAGTTGAATATACATCAAGTATCTGTGTGGTCCAAAAGAATAAATCAATCCATCTTCTTTCCTTTTCATTCCAATAAAATTCTGGAGAGGACATGTCAATATTTAAATCTATACTATTTGCTGTGAATTGTGGGTTTGGTTTCTTTTCTTTAAACTTTGGGTGATGCATTAAATCTTTTAGAGGAGGAACAAGTTCTGGTCCGTGTGGTAAAGTAATAATAGCACCGTTTTCCATTATTCGAGCTTTACCTACAACAACTCGACGAACATATAAGTCATCATAAGGTACAGTATGACCTGCTTTGAATTTAGCAACTAATGCGGGGTCAACGTAAGTCGGATAGAATTTTTCTTTTGGTATATAAGCTTCTACAGGAACCGCTAATAAAAACAATCCTATAAGTAACTTATTTAGTCGTGGCAATAAAGACACCATTCCAATCCTTTGGCAGATCTTGCGTTTTCATATATTCACAACGCTCAATCCACATATCATAATAACCTTTCATTTGTCCTTCAAAGCAATCCATCAGGTCATTACATATTTTAATTGCTTTATCAAAGTTTTGCTTTTGATAATTGGAATGCATTGCTTCGTGCATCTCTGCTGGTTTAATATATTTATCCTTATTCAAATCTAATACAGTGTAAATACCTATCCCAACTGATTTCCCTTTCACAGCAAGATCATCTACTTTAAGGAAAAAGAATTCTTCAGGATTACATCTTTTAACTGTTTCTTCTCCTACTAATAAAAGGCAACCATATTCTTTACATTTCGACTCAATTCGTGCAGCTGTTGAAACAGCATCTCCAAGGATGTCATAACTATGTCGACTTGTAGAACCCATCTCACCAACATAACCAAGACCGCTATTAATACCAGCCCCCATACCAATCGGAGGTCTTCCTTGCTTAGTAATTTCATTATTGAATTTCTCCACTGCTCGAAGCATATTGATTCCAGTTTGAACTGCTGTCTTTGCATGGTCATCATCTTGCATTGGAGCGTTATGTATATGCATACTTGCATCTCCAATGTATTTGATAATCATTCCATTTGCATCTAATACAGGTTGAGTAATTGCATCCATATATCCATTCATTAAAGTTGTAAGTCCTTTAACGTCATCTCCAAAGCTTTCACCCAAAGGAGTAAATCCTCGAAGATCCGAAAAGACAATACTTACATCTTTTTTCATTCCATCCTTGACAAGTGAAGGATTTTGTTGTAAAATAGTCACAACTTCTGGCGAACAATAACCAGCAAATTGTTTCATTATTGCGCGCTTTTCTAAAAATGTTAAATAGTATTTGTTGAAACTTGCCTGGGCAAAAACTACTAAGGAAGCAAATGAACTTAAGGTCGCATCTAAAAAGATTAAATCATTCCACAGATAACGGCTTATTGCATAAGAGGCGCCAATCAGAATTAAACTCTTTATCACCGCAAGAGTTGTGGGCAAGATATAGACCGCTCCAAGGATACCTAGACTCAGTAAGACCAGAAGACCGAGCTCGGCTATTGGCTTCCAGTCGGGAATCTGTATTTCAACTCCTGAAAGGACGGTCTGAATTAGGTGAGCTTGAACTTCGTGGGGATACATTGCACCCGTTGGGGTTGAAACTGGATTAGAAACACCTTCTGCAGTTACACCAAATATTAATACCTTTCCACTTGGTAGTGGTTCTGTTATAGATTGTGTTTCAAATTGATTCCAAAAAGCAATAGGTAATTCAGCGAAACTATTTGTTGTGATAGGATCTTGACGACCCATACGAATCCATTCGACTCCATTGGAGCCTACTTTCATTTGGTAACTTGGTTCACCGGTGTACACTCGTAATGTATCGAGTGCGAGAGATGGATAGGCATTCCCGGCTGCTTTGACCACGAGTGGTGCTCTACGCACGACTCCGGTTGGTGCGTCAGGAACAGCAACAGTGGCGCCAACACCAAAAGCCCAAGAAGAAAGAGATTCCACAGGGTACAATAGTCCAGGAAATTCGTATAACCAATTTTCATTTTGTTCTCCAAAGGTGGCAACACCTACAAAGGTACCGACTCCACCTGATTTTTGTTGTGAGGGAGCGGACGCAAGAACAACCGCCTTTTCAGCCATTGCTTCCGCGAGTAGATGATCTTCTTTGAATCTGTCTTCTTCAGAGTATATTACATTAAGAACATATAAGCTGTCAGCAGGACCATTCCGTATGTAATCAGCAATAGCACCACGAGGCCACGGATACTGACCTTCGGCAGCGATTGCTGTTTCATCGATGTTGACGAGGACGATGTCCTCAATTGCTTCAACTTCTTTCTCTTGCTGTAAGGAGTCATAATATGAATACTCTATACTCTGAATAAAATCTGGATTTGCTATATGTAGGCAAGCAAATCCTGTGATGGTCAAAAGGACAGTCCACCACTTGGTTAATATTTTCATTTAACTAAACTTCTTTTGGATATACTTTACTGCTGCATATAATGTTAAACCATATACTGCGAAAATTGTTAATGGTACTGCCATATTTAAAATAGTCCAAATATCTAAGAACAATAAATCAGTTGTGAAATCAATGATTGCTTCAGCGTCACCCATTGGTTGGATTGTTCCAGTTTCTTCGACATATTCCATATCGACACCGTATAACATTTCATCTAAAGTTTCTCTTGGAACACAAACTAATTCAGGCGGACATACATCTTCTCGATATACTGTACCTGCTGGGTTTCCAAAAGCGTCTAATTCTTGCATTATTCTTGTAGCACATTCACTGAGCAACCACCAACCGTATAACAATCCACTGATAAATTGTATGTTTGATTGGTTGTGCTATTTTGTCTAATAGTTGCTGTCGTTCCGTAAATACCATCTAAGGTAATATTTGCCGTGTGTTGTGCATTAGCTCCTTTCTGCCTAAATGTTAAAACGTTATCATCATTGTAAAGTGTAATGTTTGCTTCTTTTGCGCCTGAAGATTGTTGTCTTCCATCTATCCAATTATCAGACCCAGCAACATGTAAGTTAAAATCATGTCCGTCAGTTGCATCACTTTGATTTGTTTGATGCCACTCAACATAGTTATCATTACCATATAAATCTATTTCCATATAATGACCACCACCTTCAGCACCATCATAATTCCAACCTTGTGTGGTGTTATCAAAAGCAACACCTTGACCTAATTTAATTTCATTACCTGTTCCACTGATTTCGTCAAATACTATTGTGTTATCAAGACCTGCGGTATTATATTGAACAACTAATAAATCAAGTGACGATGCATTAATATAAGAATATTGGTCCAACATTTTAATTTCGTTATCAGCACCGTATTGCTGAATCTCTAAATTTAAATTATCACCAGTTTGTTCTATTGTTATTACATTATCTGCCAAAGCAATAGGCGCAGCAAATAAAATACCCATAAGAAATCCAAAGGCAAAGAATTTACCTAAGTCAGCACCAGAAAAAATATTTGGTCCTACTGATTGTTTGAACATTTTCCATGCTCTTTCTTCATGTTCGTTTTTATATTTCATATTAATATTTATCCACCCTGTCTTATTATTATAATTGAATTTTGTCCTTGGTTGAGGTCAATGATTCCTTCATACCCATCAACCGATGTATCAATCTTTACTGAAGCATCCGATGCTAAAGAAATATTAATAACACCATTTACATCTCTATAAAATACAATCCTTCCACTTTGTTCAAAAATGTTATATTGTGAATCTGCATTTAATCCAAAAGTTGCTCCACGCAATTCTGCTCCTAAGGAAGAACCTGCGATTGCACTGTCGTCAAGTTTAACAGTTGTCTTTACAAGTTCTTCGACCACATCTAATAAATCTGTTAAGAAATCAACATCAAGATAATCAATGTCAAGCTCTGAAAATTCTAATGCATCATCTTCAAGATAATCAATATCCAATCCATCAAACTCTAAGAAATCTATATCAAGTAATCCTTGGTCTTGGTTTGCATCATCTTGTATTTCCTCCTCAATAGCTTCCTTTACTTCAGGAGGTGGTGATACAATAAACATATTATCAATCATAGAAGGTGTAATACCTTGCATTGTGATTTGTCTTGTAGGTGGAGTATCGAGACTACTTACCATTGTGGCAGCGTAAGCCTCCTCTAATCTTATTGTCCCACCGTTGTTTGTTACGTCAATAATACCTGAAGGATTACCATATTGGTCTGGTAAAAGGATTACAAGTGATCTTCCTAACTCGTCAATGGTTGTTGTAAAATCTGTTCCACGAACTGATACTGTTGCCGTAGGTGTTGAAATGTCAATGTTATTCTTATTGACCATTCCTAAACGTCCAGAAGCAAACCTAGCTGTGCCTAATGCCATACGCATTGTCATTTTTGATTTACTTGGATCTGGGTCGTAGTATACTTTGTCTATGTATACCTTTGTGTTTTCTGTTAAACTGAGTTCTGCTTTATCAAGGAACTGAATAAGCATTCGGCCATTCTCAGTTTCAGCCGTGTCGTTCATTTCAACTTCTGGAACAAATGCACCAGAAACAACAAGCTCTTCACCTGCTTCTCTAATTAAAGAAGCTGAACCTTTATGTTCAACGATTGCTCCAATAGGATCCGAGCTCGACAATGCCACTCCCGAAGTAAGTAGCAGTGTCGATCCCAGAATTAAATTAAGAGTCGTTTGAACTGTCTTTCTGATTAATTTGAATTGTCGCATTTTCAGAATCTATGTCCAAAGTAATTATTCCATTACAAGTAGAAACACCTGTAGGACAAGTACCACTGATTTGGTTAATATCAATATCAGCAGATGAACCAACGTGAGTCAAGTTAATTTCATGCTCAGCACCGTCCTTCTGTAATGTATTAATATTATTACTTCCACCAGTAATATCCATATTCCATATTGCGTCGTCGACATCAATGTCAACATCAAAAATGTTACTGTCTCCAATAACTGTTAAGTCAAGATCTAATCTTTCAGCACTTGCGTTATAACCTTGGTCAAAGTCCATAGTATTTGAATCACCAGTAATATCAACATCAATTGTTGAAGTATCAGATGAACCAATATAACCTACGTTCCAATCCCAAGAGTTAGAATCTCCAGTAAATAAAGCGTTAACAGTTGTACTGTCACCGACATAAGTACCAAAGAACAAGTTTTCATTTCCTATTTGGTCAATGTTAAATGTTAACGATGAACCAGTAATAGGCATAGCACTTGAGCTTGAACTGAAATTATCCAATCCTATTTTGTTGCCATAACCATATTGGTCAATATACAAAGTAAGAGTATCACCATCCTGTTCGATGTTGATTTCATTGTCATCAGTTGCTTGCGCAAACACTAAACTATTGAAAGAGAATAAACATAATAAAGATAGGCCTAATATTTTTTTCATTATTCTTCCTCTATTTTATTGTTAATAGTCCAGAAGCCACGTTCGTCGCCCTGGTATACCATCTCTAGCACGGCAGCTTCAATTGCTGTTCGTACTGCATATGTCACACTCTCATTATTTCCAATCCCGTCCTCGTATTCAATCAATTGAGTTCCTTGCTCTATAAAGCGGAAGACGTCTCCTCCTGAACCGTAGCTCAAGATTGATTTCTTTGCTTGGACATTTAATAATATCTCACCTGTAAGAACCGAAACTGCACGCACAGATACTGTGACTACATCTTGACGATACTGACGGCTAAAGCTAATACCTAAAGTTCTAGCTCCGCGGCCTCCGGTCTTTACATTACTATCATAACCTATGATGCCGCCCTCAATAATCATTCCTGCGAATAATAAAGGTCCAACACCTTTTGGTTCTTCGCCCAGTTTCTTTGCCGCTTCATCACGACCTGAACGAATAATCTGTCTTTCTCTAACAAGAGCATCAATCCCTTGTCTTTCTACAACTCTGAACCAGGTTCCACCACCTGCCGTTTTCAGAGCGTCTATTAATAATTCTGTTCCACCTTGTGTTACAGCGGTGGAAAAACTCTGTCCTGTGACAGAATCTTTTCTTTGACCTGTTTTATCTATAAAATTGTAAACAGCAACCACAGGCATATTTTCTGCAGGTGGTAAATTCAGTAAATCAATATATGCAGGTAACTTTACAACCTCAGGTTGTTCTATACAAATTTGTTTTGTTTCAATATACTTACGAGTGCCGGTATATAGTTGTTTTCCAACACTTAAAGCATCATCATTTATAATACCATCATTATCAAAATCGGTATTAAATCCTTGTGCATATCTTCCTTGTCCGTATTCACAGTTCGCAGGTCCTTCTGACCATTGTGGCATTTGTGCACAACTTGCTAAAATTAATGTTGACAGAAATGCAGATAATAATTTAGCCATCTGGATTCTCACTACCAAAGTTTCCTGTTCCTATCGGAATCTCAATAACAGTTGTAGTACCATTTTCATCAATAATTGTCATCTTAATAAATTCAGTACCATCTGCATTCGTAATTACTTCATAGGTTACGGTAGATCCTTCTAATACGAAAGATCCAAACCTTACTGCATCATCGTTAGAGAACATATTGTCCACTAACTGTTTTGCTAACTGAGCATAAATTCTACTTTCAAGGTTTCTTATAAACTTTGACAGCGTTGAATTATCCAATTCTCGTTGTGCTGCTCTCTCGGCTGCATCTAATGCATCTTTGATTGCTTTCTTACGTGAATGTTCTTGATTCTCGATAGTGAGATAATGAGCACCAGTTCCAACACCGCTGAAACTTGGATTTTTAAATTTGTGTACGATAGGTTCTCCGTATGCTTTACCTGCTGCTAAAAACAGATACATTATTACAATAAACCATCCTAAGTACAATAAACCTTTATCAGTCTTGTTGTCCATCTTTATCACCCTTTTTCTTCAATTCCTCGACCTCTTTATATTTTAATACAACATCTACTTTTTGTTGAAGTCTTATCAAATCTTGGTCGAGCATTCTCATACGGTCGATTAATCGTATAAGTGCCATGTGTTGTTTATCAATTTCAGGCTGTAGCTTGTCGTTTACAAACTTCCAAATAAAATATATGAAATAACCAAGCCCAACTACCATTACGACAGGAAAACCATATTCCTGTACTAAATTCGCTATATCCATTCTAATCTCTTCTTACGTCGACTTTTCCGTCTTCAACAAAATTTTCAGCTCTTGCGACTCTATCAATATCTGGATTTAATCCAAGTGCACTTGAAACGAGAAGGTCGATTTTAACCATCTCATTTGACATTGTCCTTGCTCGGTTCTCTAACGATTCACAAAACATTGTTAATGTTCCAATACTATCAATGACTCCTTCCAAAATTTGTCTTATAATAATAAAGATAAAGAATCCCATCGTGATCGCACCGGCAATAGGCAATCCTACATCTGCGATAAGCTGAAATATTTCTTCCATACCGTTATTTATAACATTGAACTACCTAAACTCAAAACTTTCAACAGTCAAATCCTCATTCTAAAGGACTTGTATTTAACTAACGATATAATACTATTACGAATAGAGGACATTCTAGAGGACATTTAAATCGTTATAATAAACTCGTTTTATATAACAAAATGTTCTAAAAATACTATTGACATTATGAGAGAAATGGACCATAATGGTACCATAAATTGTTGAAAGGAAACTAAGGAAACTATAATGGATTTTGTTCAAAACATCGACGCAAAAGTCGCGGCAATTCAAACCGCTGAAGCTGCTTGTTTAGCAATCAATGGATATCTTGAAAAGGAATCAATCGGTAAAGAGGTATTTCAAATGCTTTCTGAACTCAAGGTTGATTTGGCTGATATTCGTTACGAACAGCAAATTCGCTCTGAAACTTTCGGTGAAATTTCTTAAACTTTTTTCATAAAAACTATTGACATTCATTCTCATATAGAGTATAATATACTAGTAAAATGAAAAAAGGAAAGGAAAATATGACTAAATTTGATAAGACGCAATTTACTTG